GTACAACATGAGCTATACACATGTTACCGCCGTTACAGACGGCACAAGGTATTACTATATAGACTCCGAGGGCTACAATTATGCCCGTTATATAGCCTTCCCCGGCCAGTGGCAAACATTCTTCGCGCCACAATTAGAGGCGTACCGCCAGAAGGTAGCCGCCGAAAAAGCGGCAAAGGAAAAGGCAGAACAGGAGGAGCACGACCGCCAGAAGGCGGCCTATATAGACCGCTGCAAAAAGTGGAAAAATCTTATGCAGCCCGTAACCGACCTTGAAAAGCAATTCAGGGCTGCAAATTACGGCACGGCGGAATATAAGGCAATAAGCCGCAAATTAAACACGGTGCGCCGGGCGAATATACTGGCGATGTGTCGCGCTGCCTTCCCCGGCGTTAAATTCTCACTCAAGAAAAATGACGGCTGGGGGGAGTCTTGGAACCTTACCTATACCGACGGCCCGACGAAAAAAGCCTTTATGGATGCCGTGGATCTTGACTTGTTTGTGACACATTACGACACGTTTTGCAGCTATGATGACACGACCGATACGGCCTATATAGATAGCGACTTTATAGGATTTGCCCGTAAATATATGGGCAGCTCTGGCGACAAGGGCGTAAAGGTCGAGCGCAAAATGAGCGACGAGACGCGCGCCACTCTCCGTGCGAAGGCTTTACAGACGGTGCCGGGATTGATCGAAGGCGACAACATACACCGCGACAGATTAACCGACGAGCAGCGCGAGGCTATTTGCCAACTTGTTGGCCTGGACTGGAGCCGTATGTGGATAACCCCCGAAGGGCTTGCGCTTGAGATGTTTGAAAAGTTAGACCTTTATACACGCCCTGAAATTTCACCGAAAAAGGCGAAATTAGGCGACAGACAGGCTCCGGCCGTGGCCAACGGTGAAACATGCACGGATGCCCAGTCCGGCACGCTTACAGCCGAAGAATATAGCGAAAAAGCAACCGTGGTACGCGGTTACACCGACGAGCAATATACAGAGCTCGTCGCCATGGGCGGCAGGTATAACAGACGACTCGCGGGCGGTCCTGGCATCATCTTCAGCACGAAAAAGCACGGCGCGGAGATAACCGAATATATAGCACGACACACGGCATAATAATACATTCACGGGCAGTCCGGCACGGGCTGGGCTGCCTATATTATAGAACATTAAAAACATTAGAAAATTATGAGATTAAATATAACATATAGCATTACAAGGAATGATAAGACGATTTTGGATTATGACAGTCCAAGAGAAGCCATGGCTAACTTTGAAAAAATAGCCAGGGATGCGGATAAAGAGGGGAAACGTGTTTTTTGTAATCTAAATTTCACGAACAAATATATACCTTCCGGCTCTATTGTCGTGGGAGATAATATATATTATCAACTCATATCGGTTATCGAGGAGCCGGATCCATTATATACGAGTCCATATTACACAACTAACAAAAAAACAACATTATGACAACAAAAGACAAAGTAGCAATGATATTGACTTCGCGCGGTTTTAGCCTCGCCATAAGCAATAAATAGAGCAAAAAGCCGTTATCTATATATAGGGCATCTGCCCTATTATAGGACGGACTAAAAAACGACAGATTATGCACATATCAAAAACAATTTACTCTTATGAGATAGAGCAGCAGGACGGCCACACCGTCATCACGGCGCAGCAGTGGCCCTGGGCTGTGCTCCAGGTAGTGCCAACTACCCCGGCGACCTTTGACGCTATTGTGGCGCAATGTAAGGAGCGCGAAGGCTTTGTGGCGACCCACGGCACCGACCGCACATTTTGCATCATCCAACTGAGCAGCGGCGACCAGGGCGGCAAATATCCCGACCGGCATGTGGACATCTTCGGGCAGGAGACTGCCCGGCGATACCTCGACGCCGTGCAGGACCAGATGGCGCAGGCTGCCACATGGTGTCACACCAATATTATAGAGCCTCGAAAATAATAGGCTTTTCCCGTCCCGGCAGTCCGGCACGGAGGTTCGACACCTCGACGGGATCCATACACTTTGTTTTCATACAAAGGATTTTAATTTGTTTTCAGGCTTGCGCGGTCCGTGAGAATAGCGCGGCCACATCGCCCACCACGGCAGGCACTTTGCCGGGTTCGACTCCCGGATGGGCGACAAAAAGCATGGGTGCAAACAAAAAAATGAATAATGCACATAAAATAATTTGCAAAATATTTGCACGGTTCAAAAAAAGTTCGTACCTTTGCATCAGAGTTAAGAAACAAACATATAATAGACATTTTAATACTTATATTTATGACACGAAACGACGTAAGAGTTCTGAAAAACAACAGTTATGAGGACGGTTATCCTCAGTACCTCGTAATTCTCGCTAAAGAGATTGAGAGTCAGGCAGCCGACGGCACAAGCTATGATTATAGCATAGAGAATGAAGAATCAACCTGCTGGAGCGACCTTGAAAGCGAACTTGAAAACAAGTATAAAGGGCTTGTTTTCGGACTTGAGAACGGCAATGAGATTTGCTTCGACGAGTGGCAGTCGGACACGGATGCTCTTGACGAGGCAAAGGAGAGCAACAAAATCCAGGAGATACGTAAGTTTGCAGCCGACTGGCTTGATGAGCATGTGTGGCACGACGATCCGCTCTATTGGAATTACTTCGACGGTAGCAACTGGAAGTCGGTACTGCTTTATAGCGAGTCTGAAGAAGTGAGCGATAATCTTGATTACGAACTTCTCGACGAGGACGACGACGAGGCAAAAAAGGTGCTTGCGGCTTACGACCGCGCCGAGGATGCTTCGCGCGAATGGGAAAACGGTTACTCTACTTATGAGGACGAAGAAACAGGTCTCACGGTGCGTTTCAGTCAGTGGAGCGGACATGCAAGCATGGCAGATATATTTTAACATCTAAACGCTGCGCTATCGGCATGACGGGCAATTACAGATGGCAACAAAAAATGCAACAATCAGACTACCGGAGGACCTGGCAGAGTGGCTGACAAGTGACGGCAAATCAATCAATCAGGCTGTTATAGAGTGCGCACAGATTTTGCGGCGTGTGCGCCAGGTGTCAACAGGCGAGCTGCGCGGGATATTCACTCCAGACGAGTGGAAATTCCTGGCAGACAGTTTTAACGGCACATGGGTAGGCGAGACCTATCGCTGTAGTGTGGCTGCCCTTATAGCGCATGTCGAGGATTCCGCAACGATGGACTATCTCGACAAGAAATGGGGTGTGGATATTGATGTGATGAAGGCGAAGATCCACGACCTGCACGGTGCCAACGTGGAAGCGATATACACCCGTATAGAGGTGTTCTGGGCATCCGGGGGCGACATAGAAGAATGGGCAAATTATTAACCGCCCTACCCCACTCCGGCAATCCGGCATGAGGTAGCTTGCCGCTACAGTGGGGACAATAAAGACAAAGGAAAAGAAAAAATACCTTATATGATAATTTTCTTGTTATTTTATTTGGTAATTTCAAATATTCTTCGTACCTTTGCATCAGATAAAGAAAACAAAACATTTTAATCACTTATAGAACTGGGGGCAACAGTAATTCCGCATCACTATTATGAAGACTTCCGATGGTAAGACAATTACAAAGAAGCACATAGAAGCAGTGCTTCGCACGATGGACTCAACACGGATTTTCCGCCTTTATCATTTAATCTACGGCGGAAAGGTGAAGAAGGCGAAGGTGTATAAATTTATTAATTTTTATGCCCCTACAAAAGCTATTGCAAGCAGGGCTTGTGAGTTGTCAGCTCTTGTCTCGGTGTTGCCCCCTTATTACAAGGACCAGGTACGTAAGTCTATTGCGTTTGAATCGCGTAATGCACGCCATATTGCATTGCAGAGATTTCGCGAAGAAGTGCGTCGTGGACTTGATAGTTATACGAAACGTCCTATTATGGACGGAGACTATCTCTATTGGGCGTCTCCTGTATTTGGAATGGATGATTATAACATTTGTCGAGCCATGCCCGTCAAGGGCAACGAGCGTTTTTGCGAGTTGCTTTGCCGATTGGCGGACAAGTATTTTCCCATGAACAAGCAATGAACAATTCAGCCCTCGACAACACGGTTAAGTCATATATTATGAGTAAGACAGCATATTTGCAGACTGAATTTATAAACGACCTTTGGAGCGGCTGCACATTTATGACCAATGGCGAAGCCGCGCACACGATTGATTATCCCGATATTCTTGATGATATCGTGGCGTCTATTGCCGATAATGGTATGACTAATATTGAGCCAGACACTGAAGATTTTCTGGTAGCTGCCGCACAGCTCGGCTTCGTGGATATAGAACCTGATTTAGACTCGCCGACTGGTTATGTTGTAAGAAAAGGTGTGCTGCCTGAAGCTATATTTAAGACGGGTATTTATACTTTCGTGCCCGATACGTTGAATATCAATTTTAAGACATTCTATAGCGATGAACAATAACGACAGATTTATACTTCAGCCATCCCGAAAGAAAGGTTCCTGGGTGGCTACCGACAAGGCTCACGGTATTGTTATCACATTCCGCGAACACAGGTTTAACGACACACAGGAAATAACGCTGCTTGGCGGCGACACTTTCGGCAGTGTGGAGCAGGCTATGGCGGTGCCCACGGCGCTCAGGGAGATAGCCGACTGGCTACGCAAGGAGCATTACGACGTAGCAATGCCAGCACTGACTATTCAACGCGAAAAAATGGGGCAGTCCATTCGCAACTTGCGCCAGCAACGTGAGATGACACAACAAGACCTCGCGGACGCTGCCGGCATTACGAAAGCAAACGTCAGCAACATCGAGGCAGGCAAATACTCCGTCGGGCTTGACGTGCTTAACCGAATAGCTAACTCCCTGGGGGTAGAGGTAGAGTTGAAGTGATAACGAATAGAATACATTTATATTTTAGCTCATGAAGAAAATCATCAAGTACATCGTGGCTGCCGCGGCAGTCGTCGCAACGTGCGCCGTGTTATTTTCGCTGATAGGTGTCGGCGTGTTCCTCCTCCCCTTATTAGGCGGAGCGTTCACGGCGAAGGCATAGCAGGGATTTTATAGGGTCGGTGATTATTCACCGACCCGACAAGAAACAAGAACATTTTAATATCTTATAGATTATGACAGACAAGGAAATGAACATGGCTATACTGAATGAGCTGTATAATATAGCTTCAGGCGTGTGGTCGTTGATGGAAAAGAATATCACGGGTAGTTTTTCCGCTCGCGAGATTGCCAAGAATATAGGTCGTGGACTTGAGTGGGGAAAGGTCGATGAGTGGCAGCAGCATGACGTAACGGTCGGTGCCTTTAATTGTAAGTTGTCTAACAAGGTACTGTTTGATATTGTCGCTCGTTTCGAGACTCTGGCAGGTGTCGGCAAAAATCGCCGTTTGTTCGTGGCTGAAGAAAAAGGCGAGGTGGAAGGCAGTATTACTTTCGAGGTGTCAAAGGATATGCGTAGTCTATGTGACTTCGCCGACAGCAAGAGCATCCAGCCTGCATACCAGTATATCTTTATAGACACCGTGCAAAATTGCCTTGTCGCTACCGACGGATACAAGTTGATGGTGCAGCCAGTAACAATTTCCGATAAACGGGGAGATACGACAGAGATGCGTATCAATGCCGCAGATTTTAGTAAGATGTGCCAGAAAATGAAGCCAGGCAAAGTATATCGGATGACGGCACGGAAAGAGCATATTTATCTTGATCATATCACAAAGGTTGAGTTTGAAGGAGTATTGTCGAGCGTGTCGGGCGAATATGTAACCTCGAAATGGGCGACAGTATTCGAGAAACGTTCCAGGGATTTACGTCTGAGTATTGAAGATTGGCAGTCTGTATGCGCTTTTGCGAAGTCTGTAGACAGTGAGATGATAGTATTCGCCGGTAATCGTGGCGACAATTTTCTTACGGTTGAAGCAAGCGGATCAAGCCGGACCGTGGAGCTGCGTCATATTATTAATTATGACTTCAGGATATATTTTGGCAAGGCGTCTATTATGGCATCGAAAGATAACGAGGCTATGCGTCTATACCTCGGCAAAGGTCCATCGGATATGGTTCAGGCTACGGGCGATTTCGACTGCGTGGTCTATGGATTTATGCCCGGCTATGCAGATGACTCTTTCGTCGGCAATCGTTGCGGCGACAAGGTCGAGAAACCTCGCGTGGAAATGAACGTGGATATTCTCAGACTCCATGCGCCAGTCCAGGAAACTGAAGCATCCGGCGAAACGATTAAGGAACCTGAGTCGCAACCGGTATCTACAGAAAAGAAAAACAAGAAAGCGGAAACAAAGCGCCCGGCAAGAAGAGCCCCTGCCGACAATTCACGGAAGTTTACTTTCGAGGCTATCGGTGTGAAGCCTGGCGACAAGCTCACGTTTGTGGACGGCACAGATGTAACGGCCGTTGATGGCACAAAGGTGGAATATATGGGCAAGGTTTATACCCTGTCAGGATTCTGTAAAGCGTTCATGCCGGAAGGTAAACGCAACAAGGCAAACAGTTATCGCGGCTGCGCCTTCTTTTATAGGGACGGTGTGAAATTGGAGAAATTGTTTAAGGATGTACTGAAGGCTGCGGAATCCACGATGGATAATCCGGCACCGGCATCCGTATCTACAGATGCGCCTACGACTGCGAAGCAGGAAACAATTACACCTACAGACCAGGAAACAAATGTGGCGGAGCCGATGGCAGAGACACACCGACAAGCGGATGCCGATATATATGCGCCTATCCTTGCGCACGGATTGCGCAGCAACCTATCTCTTTTGCTCCGTGCGCCTACATCTTTGCGCAGACCGACAACTATACCTTTGCGCCACAATAAGGCGTCTACGCGGCTTATTTGGCGGCGAGGAGGGCTGCGACATGATAGGCGCGTAGTGGATGCTCCAGATGCCAGGATGATGGGAGTGCAAGATGCAACCGTTCATACTCTACCTTTACCGCCACCTCCTGCAATGACTTGAAGCCTATATCGACACCATGACACGGATATTATACGGCCGTATATCCGTGTTATGGCGAAGAGAAAATAACAGATTATTCACAATAAATGTATATTATTATGGAAATGAAAGAATATTTTGATAACCTTATTGCCTTAACCGAGAATATGGGAGTATATAGCACGGAAGTGCAGGTGGAGACTGAGGACGGGTATATTATCACGATTCAGGTGAGGAAGAAAAAGAAGTAACGACCAATAGCACGAATAGCACTCATATTGCGTCTCGTATTTGTGGCATTAGTGTTATTCGTTGTTTCTTTATTAACTAATAACAACTTAAACTTATGTGTAAAAACCTAACCTTTGCAGCTATCACGATGATGGCTATCTGCATGACTACGACATCATGCAGCAGTGACAACGACAGCACTATTATAGAGCCGGTGAATAATCAGCAGACAGCACGAAAGGCTCATTTGCGGCTTGTGTGCGGCATGAATGTCGGAGTGTCGGACAATCAACCAGTCAAGCGCAATGCTCCTGCGACACGCGCCGCATTGACCGCCAACGGCAGAGATTTGACCGACCTCTACATCTTGGACTACGACAAGGCTACTGAAAAGCTGCTCCAGGTGCTCCACCAGACGAGCACGGCGGCAGACTTCGCTGAGCCTGACTTGACGTTGGACTATGGCGAGCACACGCTAAAAGTGATTGCCACAAGGAGCGACACGCCTTCGTTGCTGACCGCCGACGGCACGGCATGGAACACCACTGCGAATGTGCTTACACCAGTTACGGCATCCGTGCCGTTGGCTGTAACAAGCAACAAGACATCGGACACATTCGGCAAGCAGGTGGATGTAACGGTCGGTGTGGGCGAAGCGCAGACGGTGAACATCATACTGGAGCGTCTGGTGGCAAAGCTCGTTGTCAACAGCACGGATGATTTTCCGGCAGACTGCTCCACCATCACGCTGGATATGGACGAATACAAGTCGTTCTCATGGACGGACTTCTCCGTTATAGAGTGTGCGAAAAATCAGCGTACCACGGATGTGTCGGCATTGGCTGGACAGCACGCCACGACTATCAACTACTTCTTCCTGGTGCCGGACGGGGGATATACTACTGACATCACGTTCACGACCAACAGCACGAAGGGGGCGCCCTACTCCACTATCACGGTGCCGAGTGTGCCACTGGAGCGCAACAAGGTGACGACGATTACAGGCTCGCTATATAACCACCAGCAGGGGTTTTCCATCGCGCTGAACGACGAATGGGACGGCGAAAGTAACGACATCAACATCTAAATTATAATTAACATCGGAATAAACGGAATAAACGGAATTTTTTGATTTGTATATAATATACAAGTTTTGATATTGCGTTTTATTCTGTTTATTCTGATTGTAATTTATTTACTATGGAAAGGCTATTTTTCAGAGAAGAATCTTATGCTATCCGAGGAGCTTTGTATGAAGTGCAAAAAGAATTGGGTTGCGGATTTTTAGAACGCGTATATCAAGACGCTCTTGAGTATGAATTTAATGAACGTAATATACCATATGAGCGAGAAAAGCAAATAAATATAATGTATAAAGGAAAGCCATTGGGCGAGCCATATAGAGCTGATTTTATCTGTTATGGCAAGATAATAATCGAGCTGAAGGCTATCAAGGAAATAGAAAATGTGCATCGTGCTCAAGTCATTAACTATTTACGAGCTACGGGTATGTGCTTGGGATTTCTTGTTAATTATGGAGAGGAAAGTGTGCATATTGAACGTATTGTGCGTTATTGAAATTTCCGTTAATTCCGTTAATTCCGATGTTATTTTAAATATGAATAGACATTTGATTTTTGTTGTTGGCATCTTGTGTGTGTTGTCGTGCGAGAAACCATATATCCCAGACGGCAGTGATGATAATCCATCTGTGGTGCAGCCTGATGATGCTGGCTGTGAGCATGGCGATACGCTGATTGCCGTGAACGACACGGCGTGTTTTTACTTGTCAGGTATGGAGATTAGCGGAGTGATGCTCCAGGACTACCCTGCCCCCTCGACGCTGCTTGCCGGCTTGCGTTATAGATTGCCCAGGAGATTAGAAGTTTCGCAGGTATTAAAGTCTGTCGATATGCCCGAAGGCTATTGGAATAGCAAGCAGCGCATATTGTGCTATGATGATCCGCAGGACGATGGCATAAAGGTAGGCTCTACCCTATTCGGCTCCGGCTACTATTATACCTATGTGCCCCACGGAAACATTACCCGTGCTGGCTTTCAGACGCAATACTGCCTCCTGCCTATTCGCACCGAGCGACTGCCAAAGCAGGACGGACATGTGGATATTACTGTGGATGACGAGTGGGAGTAAATACGTTCATACTTTCGTATCTTTATATTTTCATACTTTCATACTTTTGTATCTATTTATGTACGTTTGTACTTTCGTACTTATATATCTATTTATCTACCTTCGTTCTTACTTACGTTGTTACTTATGTATGTTCTAACTTACCTACATTCTTATGTATTTACGTTCTTATGTATCTATTTATATAGGTTGTTATCTACCTATCTACTTATGTTCTTATTTACGTTCTTATGTATCTATTTAGATAGATAAGTAAGAAAATAGATAGATAGATACAAATTTAACATTTATAATTTGTGTATGTGAGATATAATTCTTAATTTTGTATCGAAATACAAAGATAGTTATCTACTTTCGTACTAAAATACTTTCGTACTTCCGTATGTTTGTATGTACTTATTTAGATACGTCTGTATGTTCGTATATAACAACTTTAATACTTTATAGATTTATGGAAAGACTAAAAGAAGTACTCGCTATTGTGAACGACAAAGGCGGAGTGGGAAAGAGCACTACTGCTCACAATCTGGCTTGTGGTTTAATCAAGTTGCACCCAGAATACCGCGTGTTGATTATCGACCTGGATGCGCAGGTGGCAAACGTGTCATTGCTTTGTGGCTGGCGCGACCGTACCGACAAGCACGGTACTATGTACGAGGCACTGACCAACAAGACCGCTATGCCGGTGTATCAGGTGAAGGTGGATGGACAGGACTATAATGGCAATCTCTATCTTGCCCCATCGTCAGAGGATATGCTGAATGTGGAGCCGTTTCTGCTGCGTGAGATGAACCCGCTGAAAGTGTTGTGTAAACTGTTTGCCATACCTGTAACGTTGACGGAAGAGCAAGGCGGTGAGCAAAGTGTGATAGAGGCTTTCGATTACATCATCATTGACTGTCCACCAGCCATGAACCTTGTTACTAAAAACGCTATGTCGGTGGCTACTGGCATCATCATCCCTATGCAGTTGGAAGCACTGCCAACATTCGGATCATCAAGCGTGATACGCTGGGCGCAGGACGTGAGAGCAGAGATTAACCCCAACCTCGACCTTCGCGGACTGCTAAAGGTGATGGTAGACAAGCGCACAAAAGCAAGCGCAGGCTTCTCGCAGCATATCGACGATGAGTATGGCGATTATGTGTTCAAGACCGAGATACCGCGGCGTACAAAGATTGTGGAAGCCCAGGCGATGATGCAGGACATCTTTACCTATGCACCCGATAGTGATGCGGCAAAGAGTTACGAGGCGTTTGCCCAGGAGATTATTGACACTTATAAGGAGTGATATGCTCCTTATAGATTGTAGGATTATTCACTGATTTTTACGTTTATAGATTATGGGTAAGTTTAATTTTAAGGATACTCCTGTCGCTAAGGTGGCAGAAGAAATACGTGAGGACGAAAACCAAAAAGCAGTACAGCAGGAGCAACAGGCTTCAGCACCGACTCAGACGACTGCTCCTGCTGCAACAGAACAGCCGGAGCAAGAGAACGCTTCAATGGAAAGCGAGAAAGAGGAAAAACCGAAAGCACCAGCAAGAAAGAAGCCATCGGCAGGTACATCCTTGCAGGCATCTAAAGCCAAGAAAAGCAAGAACGGCATTGTCATTGATGTGCCAATAGATGACTATCTGGAAATGATGCGTCTGAAGGTGATCACTGGCAAGACGCTCAAAGACTTGGCACTGCAAGCGGTGCATGAGTTTATTGAGAGAAACAAGTAAGGTGAAATGGCTACTAAAGTTTTTTACCTTATTACTTTTTCTAATGAAAGGATTAGTAAAGGTGAAATAGCCACTAAAGTTTTTTACCTTGGTAAATTAGGTACTAATGTTTTTTACCTAAAATAGACATCTAAAGGCAAATAGGTACTAATGTTTTTTACCTATACTTTATAATATAAATAAAAGAACTATGTTTTCTTATATTATATTAGGACAGGATATTTAGCTAAAAGTTGATTGATTATCAAAGGTTTAGATTTTTCGGAGGTAAAAAACATTAGTACCTAAACGCCCCAAAAGGTATGTTTAAGGTGAAAAACATTAGTACCTAAGTTACCTAATAAGTAAAATGAATATCTATGGAAGAGAAGAAATCGTTGCCACAGCAATATATAAACACTCCCTTTGCCTATACGCGGCTATCCAAAAATCTGTCGCTGCTTCAGCAGTCCATGCTTAACAAGGTGAGTGAGCATCTACAAAGCTATGTGCAGAAGTATTTCGGGAGCGATCTTTGTAAGTCGCGCGACATTCCGCGACCGCTTTTCTCGGATGCGGAAAAGAACAATGGCATGCCGATATTCACAGTGTCGTATGCGGAACTCGGCGTGAGCATCAATAATTACAGTAGTGCAAATGCTGCCGTAAAAGAGGTTCTTGCACTTACGCTTGACGCTCCTGGCGTAGATAAGGATGGCAATCCGGCTATCGTGAAGTACAACATATTTACGCAGGCAAATATGTCTTCTGATGAGAGTAATGGCGTTACGTTCAGTTTGAATACTGCCGTTGTGGATTACGTGTTTGACATGAGCCAGGGTTACGTGAGACACCCCGCGAATATAGCCAGGATAGGACAGGTAGAACGCATGCCAATGATGTACTACTTACTATTCAAGTGGTCTGAGCGATGGAAAAAACGAGAGGTTCGTCTTACGGTGTTGGATATAAAAGATTATCTCGGCATGCGCTCCAAGGTCAAAGATGGTGGATGTGATGGAGAAAAGAAAAGGGCAGGAAGACCCTCGAATACGATAGATGTAATAAAAGAGGCTTATCCTAAATTCTCTCAATTCAAAAAAATGGTGCTTGACACCAGTATTAAAGACATCAACCGCTTGAAGCATGAAGGCTTGCTTGATGTATGTGTGTCATATGAACCTGTCTATAACGGCAAACGAAAAGTAGGCAATCCTGCTTTCATTCGATTTAGTATCTATGACACCATTGAGGAAATGGAAAAGGCACAGAAGGCTACACACCCTGAACTTATTTTTGCAGACGATAAGCCAGGCGAAAGAGAGTGGCGAATGTTGGTGGATATGTATAAGGGAGAGTTGTTGGCGTACATGAAGCCATTAAAGTTTTTTTCGTATGACGGCGAGCATCTGTTTGTCTCGGGGACGGAAGGGCAGCGAATAGCTTTCGAGCAGCACATCACTATCGAGGAAAAAAGGATGTTTATAGAATGTATGAAGAAAGTTTTTGGCAAGGTAGTGGAATTTAACTATCATACCATTAAGTAATATTACGCACCGTCTTACTCTGAATAGGGTAGGGCGGTGTTTTTGTTTGTCCTTACCGTTTGTTTTAGTTTCCGTAACTTTGCGACATGAAATTAAAACAGACAAGAATGAGATTTTATAGATTTTTAATCGCTGGCATCTGTATGATGATGCTATGTGCTTGTGCTTCCTCTCGTAAGACGATGACACGGGTGTCGATGATTGGTGGCGATAGTGTTACAAAGACGGTTGCGGATAGTGTTGCTGTGTCTACTGTGCGCAAGGATAGCGCGAGAGTAGACAAATGGGATTACTCGCAGACCATTGGCTCCATTGTTGACTATAACAACGATGAAGAACTGATACATGAGCTTATCACGGTGGCGACGGATAGCCTGGGCAACAAGACCACAACGACAGATCGTACTATTCGCCGGAAGAATAATCACGGCAAACAGACAACAATCAGTGAGGAGCAGCGCAGACACGAGGAACAGACAAGCGTGCTTCTGAGTGCGCTGGACAGTATAGCGCATAGCAGGTTTAGTAATTACTATAACCATTGGCTGAACCGGGATAGCGTGATGCAGAATAAAGGCAAGACAACGGGCATCATATTCTCACCCACAAAACATTGGACGGATGGTGTGATATTATTTTGCGTGTTGTGCTTTGTTGTGTGGTATGCCTGGAAGTATGGGCAGGAAATAAAAAAATAAAGGTTATGGGAAAGAAAAGAAAGGACGAGATTGAACTTACCGACCAAGCCGAGGTAACACTCCAGGACTTTGTTATTCCTGCAAAGATAGAGGCTTTCTGCAATCAATACAAACCGCAAGACCATTGGACGGAAGACTGCGATGTGTTTACCGATTATCAGTTGCGGTCGTATTTCAAGGCTGTGGTGTGTCCATTGGGTGATCCACTGTCGCTTTACCTTCAGGAGCTGGCTGCGCTTGGTTTTAAGATGAAGAACGACGAATGCGGTGAGCCGGTGATTTATTGCAAGGTAAGATAAACAACGAAAAACACGAAAGACACGAAAATTTTGTTATCATCGGATTAAACAGATATAACAGATACTTTCGTTTCTTTTGTAGATTTCGATGTTATACTGATGTGAAATTTAAAACCAAAATTTTATAGAGTTATGAACAGACAACACTATTATTACAAGACAACCGACGATGGGCGCGTAGGAGCGCAGTTGCAGGAGTTTATGAACAGATGTGCCGAAGCAGAAGAAAAAGCGCGTCAGTGGGTAGAAAAACAAGGCGCGAGCCACTACTACGAGTCGCCCGATGGAATGGCTGGCGGTGTGGGTGCAGTGGAGTTTGACAACACCATCGCCAAAGATGGATGGGAGAAGATTACCACACCAGACGGCCGTGTTTTCTTCCTGCCCATGGAGGGCACCGACCTGGAAAAGGAGATGTATTCGCTGCCTGTGGTGAGTGAATCGGAACTGATAGGCATCCTTAACTTCATTCCGAAGAAAACAAAAGCAGGACTACCCCTGCCGTTCACCTTTGGCGGCCAGACGCCCGTGGTATTCCGACATCATGGCTACTGGTATATCGATGTGCCGTATCAGACGGCAGACATATCAATCACGCCGATAGGCGAGAAAGATTTTCTGCGCCGCAAGATGGCGGCGACAAACGAGAAATAGATTTTTTGTCATAAGTAACTGTACAAAATTAATTTTATAAATATGAATAATTCACGAATAAGTTCGTACCCACAGACGCCAAGGCCCTGTTCGTACAATAGAAAAGCGAGTCCGTAGTCTCGTAATCTATCGGTCTTATCCATTTGCCCTTAAGTATACGCCAAAGAATCTCGGCAGGATTAAGTTCTGGAGAATAAGGTGGAAGATAGAAGAGAAACAATCCTCTTTTCTCCCAAATTTTCCTCAGTTCTTTAACTTTCCGATTTCTATGAACAGAAGCATTGTCCAAGACAATTACAGTCTTCTTCGTTACATTGAAAGAGAATCTGTCAAGATAGTCCACAATCTTGTCTGCGTTGATGGACTCTTTTGTGGTAAAGCCTTTATACTGGTTCCTTTTGGTAATCATGCCAAAGATATTAAGCCGGGCTGCTTTCTCGGATGGAATGTAAATATCCTCATTCTTGAATTGCCAGCCATATGGAACATAACCATTTGTACAGACATGGCTTTCGTCGGCATAATATAGCACAAGTTCTCCTTTGGAATCAAGTTCTTCAAGTTCTTGCAACTTCTCTTTCTTGTATGCGTAGAGCTGCGGTGAGGGTTTGCCCCTTGGGCGTTTTCTTATACGCTTATATCTTGCACCAATATTTCTAAAAAACGTTTGAAAGTAATGTCACTGGCTTCTTTACCAGTCGCATTCTGCCATGCTTCACGGGCTTTGGACACACTCTGACGGTCTTCCTCAATTGCCTTGCGGACAGCTTCTTCATCAGAACAATCCATAATAGGCTTTCGACCCTGACCAGGACGTGTCTCCAAACCTTTGATTCCATTTTCTTCATAACGTTTTACCCATGCGTAGACAGTAGGTACAGTCACCTCAAGCATTTCTGCTATTTTGGGAGCTGATTTACCTTCTGACTTCAGCAATATGGATTTGCATCTGATACGAAAACTATGAGTAGGGCCATTATGATAGCCTTTTTCTAATTTGAGGCGATCAACCTCTGATAATTCAAGTACTTTTATTGGTTTCATAATTCTATTTTTCTATAAAACGGAAAATGAACCATATTAGTACTGATATATATAAATAATTTAGATCACTTACTTAAGTTAATATATTTAGTTTTTAGTTATGAAGGCTAAAAGGCGTTTTAGCTTACTAACTTTTGTATTTTTTGCATCCGCCAATCTGCGAAAGATAAGCGGATGCCTTTTTTATTGTCGGGTAGGGGATGGCTCGGCGGCCATTCCGTAGTCGTAGTCTTTCTCTTTGTTCTTCAATCTTGTTATTTCATCGTGCAGTTTGATGTTTTCTTCGGATAAAGCCATTACCCTATCATTAAGTTTTTCTATTAGCTCCAGATAGCGCATACGTTCTGCTGTTGTAGTGGTGTCTGCTGTCTGTTGCGTGAGTATTACATTCTCCTTAGTCTTTGCTCGTGCCTGTTCAATCCGGATATAAGGAGGCATGGCTGTGATGATATGGATAGGTGAGCGTGGGTCGCACACTTTTATACCTGCTTTCCGGCTTGAATCAGGCCAGCCTCCGGCAGGTTCAATCATCGAGTCGGGCGCGATAGGTGCGATGATAGATGTGTCGTCTGCCTTCTCATCGAGGAAGAACGCAGTTATTGGTACATGAGTCCACTTGAAAAAGTCAGAGCTCTATCAATCTGAAAGTTGAACTAC